AGCGGTATGGGTCCGCAGCAACAAAGCGGTATGGGTCCGCAGCAACAAAGCGGTATGGGTCCGCAGCAACAGTCTACGGGCAACATGTTTTTAGGTAGTGACCAGACTGGCGGAGTAAGCGGTAGCGCTGGATACACCACCGGTCCTGACGGTATGGGGCCGATGGCACCTCCGATGATGCGCGGGGGTTTTGGTGGGTATGGGCCTTTTGGCGGTGGCTTTGGGGGCTACAGCCCCTTCGGAGGCTACGGCGGTTTTGGTGGCTACGGCGGGTTTGGTGGCTACAGCCCCTTTGGAGGCTACGGCGGCTTTGGTGGTATGGCCGGTCTAGACCCGCGTGCTGTCGCTGCTGATCCTCGGGGGTTCCAATCGTGGCAGCAAGGACGGCAGCAGTTTATGCAGACGGGGCAGTACCCGCAGCCGTCAAGGCCCACTCGGCCTCAACCCGTGCCGTATCAAAGGATGGTGTTCCCGCAACCCGCTCCTCCAGATCAAGCGGCGTCGTACTACGATAATTCTTCCGCAGGCGCTGCACAAGGCGGCATCATGCGATTGGTCAATAAATGACACTGCACATCCGCGTCGTCGAGAATGCGTACGTTAATCAGACATGGCCGCTGATTGAGTCGTTTATTGAAGAGGCGATGCAAAAGGGCGGGGACTTCCCGTCGTGGGCGGACAACTACACCACTGAGCATATCCGCGTTTTTGTGGCGAATGGTTCGTGGTTGCTCCTTGTTGCTGTCGACGACGAAGGAAAGATGCACGGCGCGTGCACAGTCTCGTTCATTAACTACCCGCTGCACCGCGTGGCTTTCGTGACCGCCATCGGCGGGCGTATGATCTCCAATCAGGACACCTTTGCGCAGCTTAAACAGATCCTGAAAGCCTACGGCGCAACTAAAATTCAAGGTTACGGGCGAGACGCGATTGTCCGACTTTGGAGCCGTTATCATTTTGAACCGAGGAATACCTTGGTTGAGGTGCTGATATGACTTACTCCCGTCGACAACTGTACGCGCTTGGAGAGCCGCTTGGCGATGCCGTCACCCGAAAGGTTGGCGGCAAAGTTGTTTATGGCGGTGGCGGGGGCGGTGGACCGTCCTCACAAACCATCACGCAGAGCAACATTCCTGATTGGTTGCGTCCGCAAGCCGAGACTGTTCTCGGTGGTGCGATGCAGGAGTTGTTCAATGTAAAGAAGGGTGAGGACGGCATTTATGATGTAACCGGCGTTAAGCCGTACGTCCCGTACAGCACCAACCCGGAGGACTACGTCGCCGGGTTTAGTCCCTTGCAACAGCAAGCAATGGGTAGTGCTGCGGGGCTGCAGATGCCCGGTCAGTTTGGTGCTGCAACGCAGATGGCCGGTATGTCGGGGCTTGGAGGTCTTGGCACGGCGGGGCTTGCACAGGGTTATGCGGGGCAGCAGGCAGGCGCGGGTGCTGACTATGCGCGGATGGCGACTGATCCCTCCGCCATGCAGGCGTACATGTCGCCCTACATGCAGAATGTCGTCGACGTTCAGCAACAAGCGGCACAGCGACAGGCGGATATTGCCCGACAGACCTCACAGGCGCAGTTCGCTCGGGCTGGAGCTTTTGGCGGTGCACGGCACAACATTCAGCAGGCGCAAGCTGCTGCGGATCTAGCGCGGCAGAAGCAAGGTATCCAAGCCCAAGGGCTTCAGCAAGCCTTTGGCGAGGCGCAGAAAGCCCAGCAGTTTGGTGCCGGTCTGGGGCTACAAGGTTTGGCTGGCGCTCAGCAAGGTCTGCAAACGAGTCTCGGTGGCTACGGCCTGCTCGGCCAGCAAGCGGGGGTATTGGGCGGGTTGGGCGCACAGCAGCTTGGCGCACAGCGAGATATTATCGGTACGCAGGCACAGCTTGGTGGTCTGGAGCAGCAGCGTCAGCAAAGCATTATCAATCAAGCGATCAGCGATTACGCGCAATCGCAGCAGTATCCGCTGCAACAGTTCAACGCGTACAACGCGCTCTTGCGCGGGTATGCGGTTCCGGGTCAGACGGCTACGACGTATCAGGCGGCTCCGGGTCTGGCGCAACAAGTTGCAGGTCTTGGTCTTGGGGCGGCGGGTGTCTCCCAGCTCGTAAAGAAAAAAGGCGGCACGGTCAAGTCGATGGCCGAGGGTGGGTTTGCGGCAATCGACGACAAGGTTCGCAACAACCCGACCAAGTACTCGGAAGATCAGATCAAGCGGAGTACGGCCAATGAGATCATCGATCCCCAGACTGCTGCTATCGCTCTGGCTGAAATCGCTCGAGCCAAGAAAGCCGCTGCCGGTCTCAACGCACTCTCGTCCGGACTTCCGGCTCAGGGCTTTGCACCGGGCGGCATCGTAGCGTTTGAAGACGGCGGTAAAGTCGAGCGGTATCAGAATCAGGGGTTGGTTAAGACGCAAGAAGAAAACGATCGTGAGGCTTTGCTAGAGAGTCTTCGTCGTTTCGGGCTTGCGGGTAAAGATGTCTTGTCGGCACCTGTACGTGGTGTGGCGGGGGCATTTGAGTCTGTAGTTACACGTCCTTTGCGCGCCTTGGGGGTGCCCGTCCCCTACCTACCAGACGCTTTTTATGGGGGTGATCGTAGCAGCTTGACGCCGTATATGGATGCCCTGCGACGCAAAGAACTTGAGAAAGCAGCGCCTAAACCTGCCACCCCACCCTCGGCTGCGCCTTCCGCCGCTGCTCCCTCGGCTGCGCCTCCCGCCGCCCCTTCTGCTCCGCGACAGGCTCCGCCAAGTACGGCCTCTTCCAGTCTTGAAGATATTTTAGCCCGCGTACAGGCTGCGCGAGATGAGTCACTCACGGCTGGCGACATTATGAAGTTGGTGGGGTTTGATTCTACTAAACAAGGTGTAGACGTCCAGAAAGGGCTGGCAGCGTTGGCTGCGCCTAACCTGCCTGAACTGACACCGGAAGCTGTGCGGACGATGCGGAAAGCCGTCATGCCGCAGGGCAGAGATGCGTACGAAAGCGAACTGACGCCCGAGTACGCCGCCATGCGGGAGGCTGCTGAAAAAGCTGCCAGCGAGCAGCTTGAAGAGCGGAAAAGAATCTCTGATCGTCTGGATACCATGCGTGCATCCCAAGAAGCACGCTACAAGGCCAAAGAGAAAGATCTCGAAACGGATCGTAGCCGCTCGGTTGGCATCGCGCTGCTCGAGGCCGCACAGGCCATGACGCAGCCGGGACAGACGTTCATGCAGGGACTTACCCGCAGCGCCGCTGCAGGCGGCAAGCGCTTGATGGCTGACAAAGAACGTCTTGATCAGCGGTCTGATGCGCTTACGGACGCGCTTGCCCGTCTCGATGAATCTCGCCTTGGCGATGCGAAGGAGCGTGCTGCGGCGAGGAACGAATACAATCAAGCGCTGCTTGGTGCTCGTAAATCGATGCTCGATCACATGCAGAGTAACTTGGGCCTGAACCGCAGCGAGGCCAATGCCACTCTCGATACCATTCTCAAACGTCAAGGTGATAGAGCTACACTTGAGCAAAGAACGGCGGAGGCACAGCAGCAATTCTTGCTGGGTGCGGAGCGTAATCGTCTGGCCGGTATGGGTGTGGGCATTCAAGCACTCACGGCAGCAGACGCTGGAAGAAAGGCGGCTGGTGAGGGGGTCACGGATGCGATTCGTGCGCAGGCTGCGTTGACGACTGCGGAGAGACCGAATCCGCAGCTTGAGATCTATCAGGAAGCACTTAGGAATCCGAAACTCGCGGCGTTGCTCTCAAAGAACGACAAAGGCTTTTCGGAATTTACGGACTTCCTTAAAGCTAATCCGCAGTTGGCAATGCAGCCTCCTACCAAACAGCTAGAAGCATTTATGTTGGCAAAACAGATGGTCAATCCGACGGTATACTCGTCAGCACAACCACCGGCTAATGCCATCCCCTACACGCCCCCGGCGAGGTAATACGCATGGCTCAGTATGTTCGTTTGCCCAGCGGGCGTTTTCTTGAGCTTGGTCCTGATGAATCGGCCCAGCAAGCGTTGATGCGGGGGATGCAGCAGCACCCTGCCGAGTTCAATCTTGAACCAGAAAAACAACCCCAAGGCGGCTTCGGCGCAGCGTTCAGCTCGGGGCTGTCTAGATTGGCCGGTGAGACCGGTCTAACGGCGGGTAAAGCGGGCATCGTTGATCTGGCAACGGCAGAAGAGTATTACCGTCAGCAGCAAGAGAAAGCGGCACGGATCTTCAAACCGACTGAGAAAGGCTGGACTGAAGATCCTCTGTTGAAGCTCAGAGAGGTGGCGGGTGGCTCCGCTGCCTACATGCTCGGCCCTCTTCTTGCGGGTGGTGCGGCGGCTTTTGCTCCCGTCTCTGTACCCGTTATTGGCGCGGCGGGCTTGGCAGCGGGGCTGACTTCGCTCGGTCAGTACACCGGCTCGAACATCGCCGCGCAGATGGACGAAGGCAAGAAGCTGGCCGAAACCAGCGGTGCTCTCGCTGCTGCTACGGCGCTCCCTCAAGCAGCGCTTGACGTTCTCAGCTTCCGCATGATGCCGGGGATCAAAGCGATCTTTGGCGCAACGGGCAAAGAGATCACGGAGGCGCAAGCCAAGGCACTGGCTGAGCAGACGCTCAAGCAAAAGATTGGGGACTACGCTGCCGCCACCGGCGTCTCAATGGGCGTCGAGGGTGCGACGGAAGTTGTGCAAGACTTCCTCGAGAAGGCGCAGGCCGGTGCCCAGTTGACCGATCCGAAAGCGCGGGCGGACTACCTCGAGAGCCTGATCGGTGGCGCAGCCCTTGCGGGTGTGCTCGGTCCGTTTGGTCGTGGCTTTGAGCGGCGGGGTATCGCGGCTGAGGGTAAGCGGCTTGAGCAGACGCGTCTTCAAGAAGAGGCTGCACAGCGAGAGAAAGAAAGACTGGCTGCGCTCGAGGAAGAGCGTGCGTTCAAGCTTACGCCCCCTGAAGGTTTGATCGGTCCGGAGGCACCTGCTGAGTTGCAGCAGCAAAGACTTCAGGCACGCCTTGCACAGATCGAACAGGAAGTTCAGGTAGCGCGGCAGGCTCGCGACATAGACAAACTGCTGCAGTTGCAGCGTGAGCGGACGGCGCTGGAGGCACAAGTAGAAGAAGAAGTCTCGCCGTTTGATAAACGCCGCGATCTCGAAAAGCGTATTTCTGCACTCGAGAGCTTAGAAGTAAAGCTTCAGGAAAGAGCCGACGCTGCAACGCTTGTTGGGCGACAGCCTATTTTGGCAAGTTTGACTTCTGTTCAGGAGCAGCTACGGACTGCCCGGAATGAGTTGGAGACGGGTGAGAAATCAGGCGCGTTGCCCAAAATTGAAAAGTCCGATGCGCCTTTGCTGAAGCGTGAACAAGCGGCGATCAAAGCTCTCCTCGCTGCCAGAGAAACAGGATCTGGAGCGGCGCAGGCGCTAGCGGCAGGGCGGCTCAATCAAATTGAAGAACAGCTTGGTCTCTTCGGCATGGAGTCGTTTGCTGCAAATGAGCGGTCTGCCGCCGAACAAAGACGCCGAGAGGAAGAAGCCGAGGCCGCTCGCCTTGCGGCTCAAAAGCCACTATTGCTGACCGATCAGCGCGGTGTTACGCCGATTGAGATGGGGGTCAACACCGAGCTGTTCCCGACGGTGCCTTACAAGCCCGGTCCGTACACTCAAGAAACGCTCTTCGGACCTCCTGAGCGCGTCATGACGCCGTCTCGAACCGAGATGACGCTTCCGCAGATTCAGTCGACGGTAGCGCAGATTAAAGAACGCGCCAATCTGTCGCCGCAAGACCAGATGATGTTGGCACGGCTCCGGCAAAAAGAGAATCTGACGCGCATCGAGCGAGCGCTCTTGACGAGGCTGGAAGAAAAAACGGCGCTGTCTCCGGAAGATCAGGCGCTGTTGGAGCGCATTGAGAACGTCGCCGTGCCTGCTCCCGGCGTTAACATTCCCGAGGCGCTGCAGACACGCTTGACGGCTTTGCAAGGTGTGCGACAGCGAATTGAACAGCAGTTGCTGCAACGCGGTTCGCCCCTGCTGAGGGAAGAAGAAGAAGTTGCGCCTGCGGCAGAACCCGAGAAAGAAGCTGCTCCGGTTGAGACACCGCCTGTAAACACGCTACCTGCTCCCAACGCGTTTAGGTACACGGTGTTGGAAAAACCGGCGTACGAAGGCGTTGAAGCCCTCAGTCGAGAAGACGCTGAATTTGAGCTTGAGGTACTGCTGCTAGAAGCAGAGCGTGGTCGGTTGACGCCAGAGTGGTTTAGCAGGTCGGTTATTGGGCGCATGTTGGACACCGCTCAAATGACGGAGGTTAACAGCAACATCCGCCAAGACCCGGTCGCGGCGGTACAGGGACTGATTGCTGCAATCAAACCTGCAGAAGCTAAACCTGCAGAAGCCAAACCCGCCGAGGCAGAAGCCAAACCCGCCGAGGCAGAAGCAAAGCCAGAACCCAAAGCCACGTACAAGTACATGCGGGACGAGTACGGGAATCTTGTTCCGATTCTCGTCGAATCCAAGAAGAAAGCTGCGCCGGTTGCCGAGACTGCAGCGGAAGCGGAAACTGAAACTGAAGCGGAAGCAGAAGCAGAAGCGGAAGTTGAGGAAGAGGAGCGTCTCTCTGACGCTGCCAAGCTCAGGATGCTTCGGCAGAAGGTTAAGGTGTCTCCTCGCGTTTTGAGCCTAGATCCGAGCGAGAGGAGCGAGGCCGATCTGACGGAAAGGCTGCAGCAAAGACTTCGACAAAACAGCACGCTGTCGTCGCTCTTCAACCGTCTAGATCGGCTCGACCAGATTGAGAAAGAACTGACGGAGAAGCTGCGCGGTGCGGACCGTAAGGCCGGGACGTTGCTCGAGAAACTGACCGGACGCGACGAGCAGAACGTCACACTTCGTCAACGCATCTCCGACTGGCTGAGCGACACCGCCCAAGGCCGTGGCAATGAAGAGTCTCGTCGTGCCCTTGAAGAAGCGCTGTTGCTGGTTGAACAGGGGCAGCGTGGTGAGAAGCAACCACTGACTACGCTCAAGCGTCGTATCGCCACGCAGGAAGAGAGCAAACTGCTTGGCGGCAAGAAGACTGTTAGCGAGCGTGTCGAGACCGGAGAGGCTATTACCGCTCAACAACCGGAGCTGTTTGCCGATACTGAGGCGGCAAGTGCTGTTGAGTTTAAGACGCCGGAAGAAATGCAGGCGTTCATGGCGTCCAAAAAGCTGCAAAAAGAACGGTCAAAACAAGGAAAGCAGGCGCTTCGCGAAGCTCAAGAAGCAGGTCCGCCCCGCCCCGACGAACTGAAAAGAGCTCAGCAATTGCTGCGCCCGACGATTGCCTATCTTAATAAGCAGATTGTCGGATTGAAGAATGTTATAAAGCGCTTGACTGGGCGGGTTGACGACTACAACACGATGCTCCAAGTCCGTACAGAAGAACAAGAAGACGCGCTTATCAAAGCTAAGAAACAGTTGGCGGAGGTCATTCTTGCCATTTCTAAATCTTTGGCTAGTCAGCACCAGAAGTATGCGCTCGCTAAACTAGAGCTAGACAACGCACAGAACGTCTACGCGGGTCTTGCCGATTTTAAGCAGTCTGTTGAAGACGCAATGGGGCAGGCGCTTGATCGCGTATCAGCTTTTGCGGGCTTTCAAACAAAAGTAAAAGAGCGCATCGAAAAAGATCTGGCAGAAAAACACAAAGCGTTTATCGCCGCTTTTGAAAAAGCGTTCCAGCTTCGAGAAAACATTGTCGATGTTGACTTTGGCGAGGCCCGAGACAAATATGTTTCGCCGCCTGATAAACGTCAAAAAATGACGGAGGCCGTCGATCCTTACCTCGAACTTTGGCCTGCGTACAATCGTGCGCTCAAAGAAGCACAGGATGCTTTCAAAGCAATACAAGACAGTCTTGAAGAAAATATTGGGCGTCCTTTAACGCCTTCGGAATTAGAGGTTATTTCTGACGAAGAGATCAGTAACTTTTTGGAGCAAGATGCCACACTGACCGAGATGCTTATCGGGCAACGGCGTACTGTGTACATGTACGAAAGGGAAGTTGCAGCCGCCAAAGAGGCATTGGACAGCGCTCGGCAGGATCAAGAAAAAGATCCCGTGTGGTCGGCGTTCTTGAAAGAAGCAGAAGCGGCGATTCAGGCAGCTACGGACATCCCAAAGAAAGACCTGCTTACAGAACCAGTTGCGCTTAAAAAAGCAATTGTCGCAGCGAACAAGCAGATTAACAATTTGAAAGCGCAGCAGCGCGATAGGTCTATACAAGAACAGATCAGGCAGCTAGAAGAAGAAAAAGACAAAATTACGATGCGCATTAAGGACTTTTCGCGGGAGTATTTGGCATCAAGCCTTAGACGTCTGCGACTGGTCCCGCTTACAAAAGCAGAAGCCGATGTGCTCGAGGAGAAAACTACCCCGCTTACAGAAGAAGAAAAAGCTGCACTTGAGGATTTTAGAAGTAAGCGTCGTTACGCTTCCGCATTTACACCAGAAGAACAAGCCGCGCTAGAAAACAAAACGACTACGCTGCAAGAGATTGCCGACAATCGTAGAGCCAGAATTGCCAGCATTGATCAGCAGATTAACGCGCTGCGTAAAGAACTGACAACCACGACGCTTAGGGGCGAGCGACAGGCAAAAGCCGCGCAGGAACGTGCGGAGAAACAGGCAAAGACGCAAGCAGACATCCGTTCAGAGAATGAGCGTTTGCAACGTGCAGCGGCGGCTACTTTGCAGATTAGTGGCTTGACGCCTGAACAGCGTGAAGCTGTTAAGAAGGTACAAAAAGACATTGAGAGTTTGCTCGAAGCCAAAGCAGAGGCTATCGAGGCGAAGCAAAAGCAAACATCTAACTTTCGTCTTTCGGACGAACTGAAAAAAGACGTTGCCGCCAAACAAAAAGCCGTGCGTGCAGAAGCCGCTAAAAAGCTCAAGGCGGAAAAAGACGAAAACAAAAAAACCGCCATAAGGGAACAGGCTGCAAAAGATATAGCCAAAATAGCGGCGGATGCTAAAGAGCTTCAGCGTGCTGCCGACATCCAAAAGATTGAAGCCGCCTTTAAGCCGCAGATTGAGAAAGCCTTGGATAAGGTGCGGCTGTTTCGCGACGTGGCACCGACGAAAACTTCGCAGCGTGAAGCGGATGAAGAAATCGATGCGATTGCGGAGACGCAAAGGTTGTCGCGCACCGGTCCGGTGTTGGTGGATGTTCGCACTGGACGTGTCAGTGAGCCGGGTAAAGACGTAGACGACGCTGTTGCCAACGAGGCAAAAGAAAGAGCGTTAATGCTTCAGTTTTTGCTGGGAGAAGAAACAACTAAAGTGCTCGGCAGACAACTTCGTCCGTCGGAGTTTGAAAATGATACGCTGGCTACGCTAAGGACTAAGGTTGAGAAGATTCGGAAACTGCAGCAAAAAGAAGTAGAGAAGGCTGCGGCACAAAGACTTACTCCGGAGCAAGCGGCAGAAGCGAGCCGTGTTGACACGCTGCAAAAAGCGTCTAACTACAAAGAAAAAATAGCGCAAATTAAAGCTAAGATTGATGCTGTAGCAAAAAAATACAAAGCAGATCTTGCAACTTTACGGCAAACCAAGTTTAAGCTGCCTTTAAGCGTGCGTGCAGATATAGCCGCTGACAAGTACACGGAAGAAGAGGCTTTTGCAGATACTCTAGCCAGAAAAGAAAGACTGTTGTTTGATATGTTTAATTCTGAAGTCGGCGGGCTTCAAAGAGAACTGGCTGCACTACTAAACAAAGAAGCTTTAGACCGCATCATCTCCCACGACTACGCCGCTCGAGAGAACACGCCGCTTGATCAGACGACTGCTGCCGCCGTCGGCAAGGGCGACCTGAAGAGTGCGCTGGAATCGCTGGCTGAGAACGGCTCCACTCCGTTTGTCAGGATGGTCGCCAAGCAACTCTTGCCGATGGTAGAGAACACGACCCTCGAGACAGCTTCGCTCGAAGGCAAAGGCGGTGAGTTCGATCCGAACACCAACAACATCACGCTCAATGCTGACGCGCTGACGGAAGAGGATCTGCTGCATGAGGCAGCGCATGCGGCAACAAATGCGGTTGCCAGTTACGAAGCAAAAGAATTTGGGATGACGCGCAGGCAGTTCCTTCAAGGAGCTGGAGCCGTTTTGACTGCGGTAAAGCTGCCCGACATACCCGCTAACTTATCTCTTGCTGAGCAGGAGCGCATGTTCTTCAACATGTTGGATGCTTGGGGAAATTGGGTTAAAGCGGCGAAAAAACTTGCTCCTACGTTAGACCTTGATTCCTACACTTCTTTGGATGTAGCAGACCGTGATTTGCGCGGCTTTCTTGAGCAAATGGAATACAACGAAGTCAGTGACGCCGACGTTGTTGAGATGCTTCAAGATGGCGGTCTGAAGAAACTTCAGTCTGCGATCAACGCTTCTCAACGCGCCATCATGTCCGAGGCGACAAAGCAAGGCGAAGGTAAACCGACGAAAGAAAAGTTCGTTCCGACCAAGGAACAGCTTGCTGCCCGTGACGCCCTCGAGAAGCTCTACGCCAAGATGCAGGAGCGCCCTGAGTTCAAGGACGAGTATGGCAACGTCAGCTTCAAGGAGTTTGTCTCCGAGTTGCTGTCGAACCAGCAGGTACGCGACAAGATCAACCAGACCGCTGGTCTGCTGCGCCGTATCTACGAAGGCTTTCTTCGTATGCTTGGGTTCAACCCAAAGACCTTGTCCGACAAGGCTGTTGAGCAGGCGTTCGCCATGTTCAGCCCTAGCCAAGCCAGCGTTACCCCACAAGCGCGTCTTGCTTCCATTGCTCAAGCCACTGGTAAAAAGTTAAATCCCGTCACAGCAAACCTCTTTCATGGCTCCCCCAACGCGGACTTAACTTCTCTACAAGATTTTTCTTTCTTTACGCCTAATCAAAAAGTAGCCGAGCAGTACGCTAAAAAACAAGTCGCATTTACTGGCAGCACAACCGATACAGGGGGCAAAGTATATTCAGTATCGGTGTCAACAAATAACACACTTGATCTACGCATCCCAGAGCATCGAGCTGCTTATCAAGAAGCCCGCGCTAAATGGAACAAACAAAACCCTGACCCAGAAGATCAGCTACCTTCCTTGGGTAGTGAGGGGTTTGTTATGTCGACTACGGGTCTTCCCGGCTATGGGCGAATAGCCGCAGTCCTCAGAGCCATGCCCGAGTTTGATTCAGCTTACGTTGACGAAGGTTCACAAGGCGTTTCTCTTGTTGTAAAAAAGGGGTCTGCTGCGCAGATCCTTAACCGGCAAGAGCGTCTTGCCTCAATCGCTCGAGGCGTCTTCCCCGGCACCGCAACAAAGTACTCCTCGGCAGTGCCCAAGGAAGTGCAGGACATGGTCAACCGGACCATCGCTCGCACTGCGACCCTTGGCGACAAGATCACAGCCAACGCTACCGGCCTGCGGATGCGCACGTTCATTGCGGACAGTTGGGCACCTGTCGAAGCGCTCCTCAAGATGGGCGTTGCGAAAGACAAGATCAAAGAAGCCCAAGCGCTGCAGATGCGCGTCTACATGCGGCTCTTCAGCAACCAGCAGGAGTACACCAACGCCGCGCTGCTGAACGGTGTGCCGGAGTTGAAGACCGACACTGACGGCGTCCGAAACATTGAAGGCGGCGATGCCAGAGCCAACGCAAAGACCATCGCTGCGGCGCTCAGCAAAGCCAGCAAGCTCGGCAATCAACAGGCTGTTGAGCGTCTCTTCACGATGTGGATGGCGTCTCTGCGTGCCAAGCAGGATGGCGTGGGCTTCGACAAGCTGAACTTTAAGAACCCGCCGACAGCCGCCGAACTGACGGCGCTGGAGCAAATGTTCAAAGACAACCCGGACGTGAAGGACGCGTTCGAGGAAGCTCGCCGCCTCTACAAGGAGCACAACAAGCGCTTGCTGAACCTGCAGGTCCAGACTGGAGCCATGAGTAAGGAAGTGGCCGACGAGCTTGGCAAGGGCGACTACGTGGGCTACTACCGTGTGAACGACAACGGCGTTGTCGAGTTGATGATGGGCGGGTCTCGCCCCATGCGGATCGGTAGCGTCGTGGATCAGCCGTACCTGAAAGAGCTTGTGGGGGGTGAGCAGCACATCCTGCCGTTCTTCTCGAGCATGGTGCAGAACACGTCGATGCTGATGACCATCGCGCTGCGGAACGTGCAGAACGATGCGACGGCCAACATGTTTAAGAAGATGGAGTTGGGCGAGATCATCAAAGTGAAGGAAGGCAGCAAAGCCCCGGTCGGGAAGATCCACTTCAAACGTGACGGCGACGAGTACTGGTTCGACGCTGACGCAGACGCCTTCGAGGCAGCGGGCATCCCCGCTGACCTGATGATGCAAGGTCTGCAGGGTGTGAAGACGACCATCCCCGGACTGGTACGGGCGCTGGCGGTGCCTGCGAACTTCCTTCGTAAAGCGGTACGGCGGCTCCCCACCTACACGCTTCGGCAGACGATCCGCGATCCGATGCACGCATGGATGGTTACGGGCGGGAATTTCACGCCTGTGCTGAGCACTTGGAAGGAACTCTACAAGGGGATGACCAACACCAGTCAGACCCAGATGACGCTCAAAGAAGCTGCCGTCGTCGGCAACAACGTCTACTCCGGTGATACCGAAGGCGTCGCCGACATGCTGCGGCAGTTGTCGGGCAATCAAAGCCAGTTCGCGAAACGGATGATGCAGCTTGACGAGTTTGCGATGAAGGGCGAAGCGGCGACTCGGGCTGTGCTGTACGACACCTTCCGTCAGAAAGGCATGGGGCATGTCGAAGCGTTGCTGAACACCGCTGAGACGATGAACTTCGGACGGCGTGGCACGAGCGCCAGCTTGCAGTGGCTGTCAATGCTGACGCCCTTCTTCAACGCTCAGATCCAAGGTCTGGATTCGGTGTACCGCTCGCTCAAGGGCGACAACACATTCGAGCAGAAGATGAACGCTCGGAACATGCTGCTCAAGCGCGGGGCGCTTCTCGCTGCCAGCACCATGATGTACGCGCTGATGATGGAGGACGATGAGGCGTACAAGAACGCCACGCCTGCTGAGCGCTACGGCAACTGGTTTGTGCCGGTACCCGGTACGGACAAGACGATTCGTGTTCCGATCCCGTTTGAGTTGGGCCTGATCTTCAAGTCGATGCCCGAGGCGTTCGTCAACACGGCGTTTGGCGATACCAAAGCTAAAGAGGCGATCAAAGCGCTGGCGAAACAGGCGTACATGTCGTCTCCAGTTGGACATTCCCAAAGTATTCCGACGGCGGTCAAAGGCCCGCTCGAGCTTGCGTTCAACTACAACATGTTCAGCGATCAGCCAGTCGAGACCGCTCGAGAGCGGGCGATGGACGCCGACGAGCGCTACCGTGAGAGCACCACGGAGGTTGCGAAGCTGCTCGGAAAGTTTGGTGTCCTGTCGCCTGTGCAGATCGACCACTTGGTGCGGAGCTACACGAGCAGTGCCGGTATCGCCCTGCTGTCGATGGCGAACTTCGCGCTGCGTCCGCTGACGACTCGCGAAGGTGTAGAGAAACCTGACTGGGTGCTCGAGGAGGTGCCGGTCATCGGCCCGCTGTTCCAGCCCAAGACCGGACGCGGTATGGTCAATGCGGCCTTCGAGGACATGATGCGCATCGAGCGAGCGGCGCAGACCTATAAGACCTTGGCGGGATCGGATCCTGAAGCGGCTCGAGCCTACGCTGACGACTACGCCAAACAGATCTCTCTGGCACCGTTGGGTGGGCAGTTCCGCCAGCAGATGGGGGAGTTCGCCAAGTACAAGCGCATGGTGGCGATGAATCCCAACCTGACCGCTGCTGAGAAGCGTGAGCAGATCGAGAAGATCAAGCAGCAGGAGATCCAGTACTCGACGATGCTGCGGAAGGTCGCGGCTTGATGTAGAACCATACGCCGACTTTGCCGCCCCGGATTCCGGGTGCGGCTTGGGCGTTGATGCGGTATGGGATCGCTGCGCGTAAGCCTAGCGCACGCACTTTCTCAAGGTCGAGACAGGGCACGAAGAAGCCCTGTCCCGCCTCAAGCTGGGTCCACGGAAACTTGACCTTCATCGCCAACCTTCTCTTTGCGGAGCCGCAGGTGCATACAGGTGACGCGCAATGACGGACCGTCTGTGCGGGCCAGAATGTCCTTCTTCACGCCAAACTTCACCTGATAGTCGCCCACCTTCTGTCCCGCTTCCATCTTGCTCTTGAAGTCCGTGTAGCCGAAGGACATCGTCGCGCAGTGCTTGCGCAGCATCTGCTCTTCAATGAAGTACTCGATGAAGTCAGGGTGCGTCGTGCCATGCTCGATCCGCCCCAGCACCGTGTTGCGGGTGCTGGTCTTGCCCTCAGAGCTTAGGTTCCACTGCGTTACGAACTTTGAGTCTTCATCGCGACGAATCACGACGAACTTGCCGTAGAAGGTGCGGGTGTAGGTGTTCAACACATCCTCGGCAGAGCGCCGCGCTTTGGCGTACACCAGCCGCGACCGCACCACCATCTCATCCAGTGCGTGTATCACGCCCACGACGGGCACCGCCAAAATGTTGGAGTAAAGGGGACCAAGCAGGATCGCAGCCGTGACGTCTGATGTACACCCTGCATGCCAGTACCGCTCCTCGTCTGTGAACTTCAGGCTCTTCCGCAGCATCTCGTGGGTCTCGAGCCAGACTTTCCGAGCCGTTGCTTGGTTGACCACCAGCCACCGTATCCACGCCTCACCCGCCACGCCGTAGTTGCGACGCAGCAGCTTTAGCTGTGTACGTTCAACATCGTTGAAGATAAGCTCCTCGGAAGGGTTCCACTCGAGCAGGCGCATCATCTCGCCCTGCGCAGCGTGTTCTCCTGTGCCGAGCAGCACGTCGATCATGTGCACGTTGGCGGTCGTGGTTGCGGTCAGCGACCAAGTCGAGTTGTTGATGCGCTCCTTGTTCGTGCCAGACTCCATCCGCTCCTTGCCTTTGCCCTCCGCTGTGTCGAAGATGAACGCGGACGCCCACTCCGAGTCGCTGCGAGCTTTGGTCGTGATCTCGTCGATCAGGAGCGGCAGACTGTTGAGCAGACCAGCACGCTGTTGCAGCGCAACAAGAGACGTGCCCTTGCCGGTGCGGTAGCGTAGCGGGTGGCCCCACACGCCAGCTTTCAAGCTGAGCGTGAGCGACTTGCCGGTGCCTGACTCAGTCGAGCCGATGTGCCAGACAAACCCTTCGTACTCTGAGAAGTGCATCAGCGTCGAGCCAAACGAGTCGACACACATGGCGAGCATCGTGTGCATCTTGCGAGCGATCAGCAGTTCCCACGGCTTGCGCCACTCCTCGAGCGTGCCCTTGGAGGTTGTGTCGCGGTTCAGGTTCTCCAGCCCCGGCATCGGCACAGCGATCTCGCTGCCATCAGGTCTGAAGATCCGGTTGTTGTACACGAACGATCCGTTCTTCTGCCAACCAAACTGCGTCGGCACGTCCACCGCCTTGCGCATCTGCGCAGACTCAGCAACGGCAGCACGGACGTAGCCGTACAGATACGGATCCATCGCAACGCCACGGTCCGCGTAGATGTTGTGCGTTGCGAGACATTTCAGAAGTTCATCTTTCGCCACCACCGCCTTGCTCGGCATGATGACGGGGGTGTACTCGGTAACCTGCTGCGTCGGTTCGTCCGCAGGCCCGATGGTCTTGATCGCCATCAGGTGGACAGCGTGTTCCTTCTCCTCGATGCGCAGCATGTCGACGACGAACAGGTCGTAGGACAGCACCGGCACTTGTGTCTTGATCGTGACGCCTGATGCGTCGGTCTCTTTCAGCTCGGCAAACACACCGCCGTTCTTGCCGTAGAAGAATCCTTTGGGCGGGGGTGGGCGCTTGGCAAGGCGGGTACGACGGTTCAGCTCTACCCCAGCTTCATCTGACTCGCTCGTGATGCCGTCCTCGAGGTACTCGACGGCATCGTCTTCATCGACGGGCGTGGTCTGCAGCGGGATCTCGTAGACCTTCTCCTCGTTGCTTGCCACAACTTCTCTTCCCAACGCGAGCGCATTGGTGATCTTCCCCCAGTGCGGACAGGTCGGACACAGCCCCGGATTCTCACTGTCCATCTTGATGCAGGGGTACGGCCCTTTGATCTCGGCCAGCTTCTGCTGCATCCGTTCAGGCTCGTAAGGGTGAAGCTCCGATAGCTTGACGTTGTACGCATGCCCGTCTTCACACACCTTCGACCACGACAGCAGACCCCGCCAGATCGGCTCCATGCCGTCTTCGGTTGCGTTGTCGATGTAGTTTTTAAGCTGCCGACAACCTTCCCCCTGCTCAGTCTTCAACCAGATGGTCTCGAACCGTGTGACGCTGTTGCCGAGCATCGCCTCGGCGAGCTTCGAGCGTTTGCTGTTCGCTTTGGTCGGGCGTTTGCCATCAAGCTGCGCGGGCACAAAGTTGTTGCTCGTGGGCGCGAATGCCTCGGTCAGTTGTCCGCGCACCGCTGCACCGAAGTGCAGCAGATCAATCGCACCACCGCCTTGAAGCAGCAGCTTGACCGGGCGAGGCTCGGGGTACTTATCCTTGTAGTTGAACGTGCCGGGGATGCGCAGGAAGCGGGCAGCGTCTGACGTCACCGTCATGTCGATCTTCATCTGCTCCTGTCGGCACAGGCGTTTGAAGTTCTCGGCAATCGGCTTCCATGTGGTGATGTCCGCTTCTGTGGTCAGCGGCCAGTAGCAGTGCAGTCCACCCCCCGACGACAGGATGTGCGGCGCGGGGAACTGATCTAGCCCCGTCTTCGCAAGAAAAGAAGCGAGCGCTTCAGCCGCTGCCTTCTTCGACTCGTAGCCGTCCAGATCCACGAAGATGGATTTAACGTAACGTGCGTTCGCTTGCGTCCTACGGCCTTTGGTTTTGTTCTTGATCGCCTCCTCGTCGTACGTGCACGGCGTGAAAAAGATGTTGCGGTGCGCTGCGAGCCAGCGCTTAACGTGTGGTTTGAACTCCTCCAGACTGGAAACGAATTGATGCTCTCTTTTTTTGGTGCTCAGTTCTGCCAGACAGTACACGCCATGTCCGGACGCAGGCAGAACATCCGCAAGGAATTCCAGCGGTTTCATGCCTGTCCTTTAACGTGCGGCGTCTACAAAGTTTTCCAGTCGTTTGGCAAGCTCCATGATCCACGCACGCGCCCACTCTGGAACTGTATCCATATCCAGTAGATGTGCGTACTTGACCAATTCGTCGTTGCTCAGGTTCTGAGGTTGAATTCCGAACATATCTTCCCCCATGCTTCTTCAGATGTCTTGGAGTCCTGCATGCACTGCACTAGCCGCACTACGCTTTCTTCGTAGACCTTCAGGATGCCGCCGCCCTTCATCCAGTTGTAGACAGATTGGCGAGTTGCGCCAAGTGCCTTGGATATCTTAGTGACGGGGATGTCGTGATAGATCGCCCAGAGTGCGAGGCGTGTGCCGAGCATGCCGTGTGGCTGCTGCTTAACGCGGGCAATGAATTGAGAACTGTAAGGCATAGTTTAGGGGGCCGTAGCCCCCACCTCCTTATTCAACGCGCCAGACGCGAACGCCGTCCGACACCCTGCGCAAAGCAAACTTAAAACCCAAAGACTTACCAGCACTGTGTGCGGCGGGGCCAATGCGTTTCATCAACTTGTCAAGGTCATTAGTCGCTTCTTTTTTTGGCACCAAGAAGCTCATGCCGACATGCATGTCCTTGAAGGGGTACTTGCGCTTACGCTCTTTGATGTTGCTGCGTGGCGGGATTGGAATACCTACTTGCAGTTTGTACACAGTACGCTCCTAAAAGTGGGGGCCGAAGCCCCCGGTTGATTACTCGTCGTCCCACTCGCTGACCATGTCGACCAGCGAGGACTTCTTGTCCACGACCGGCGGCTTGGGAGCAGTGCGAACCTCCGGCTCCTCAACCTCCTCGACGGGCGCAGCGGGCTTCGCAGCTTTCTTCGCCTTGGGGGCAGGCGGGGGCGGAGGAGGCGCAGCCTCTTCAACTTCTTCCTCTTCCACCACAGCTCCCACCTTCGCCTTGGCAGGCGGCTTGCCCTCGAGCTTGGCAGGCGCAGCACGCACACCGTCCATCTTCGCGACGGTCATGGTCACTGCCTTCTCTGCGTCAGGCGACTCACCCGCACGCTCGACCGTCTCGTACTCGTTGTCGCTCAGCCAGCGCATGGCCTTGAAGAACAGCTTGGGGGACTCGGACTTGGTGTCGAACTTCATCCGCGTCACCACCGTCTCCGGGCTGATGTCCTGAGCGGCGAGCCAGCGAGCATACTCTTGCAACGGGCGGTTGTCGCCGTCCGCCTTGCCGAAGATAGACGTGGCGGGCAGTACCAACTGCAACACATCGCCGTCCACATGGTTAGCCAGCACCACAGCCAGACGCTGCTGATAGCGGCAAGCACGGCTGTTGCCTTGACCTGAACCGGCGATGTTCTGCGGGCAACCTTCGCAGCTTGCAGCCTGCTTGTTGGCGCTGTCGGGACTGGGCCTGACACCGTCTGCTGACCAGCAGTCGGGGCCGCTGACGGCTTCCGCGTCATACGCCTTGGCGTAGAACACGCGGTTCACTTTGGGTGCTGCCTTGACGACCACGACATCGAGATAGCGCTCTTCAATCGAGGCCACTTCTTTGCCACCGCTCAGCAGACGAAACACACCCCCTTTGATGGAGATGCGCTTGCCGCTGTTGGCACCGCCACCGGCAAGTGCCTTGGCGGTTTCGGACAAGCCTTTGCGAGCAAAGGCGGGAGCTTGGGACGGGTTAAACAGAGCGACGTTGCTCATAGGTTCCTCTCACTTGTGGGCAGGTTTACGAACTGAAATGCTGAACTCAGAGTTGCTGTTCAGACCGGGCGGCATCAGAGACGGGTTCTCTTTGAGGAAGGTCGCCATGTTGGTCTGAGCAATACGCTTCTCGAGCAGATCAACCGCATCATGCTCAATCACGAACTGCTTGAAGGCATCCCAGTCCTGCGTGTTGTAACGAACCTTCGTCGAAAGGATCACCGTGCCAGCGTCGGTGTTTACTGACTTCACACCGAGGGCCAGCATGCGGTCCTTCAACTCGTTCTTGATGGTTTCTTGCTGAGCCTTGAGCGCCTCGACTTCTGACTCGTACGCGGCGGTTAGCTCTTGGATGCGCTGCTGCATCTTGCGATACACACGCGCCAGTTTGTCCATAGGGACATCGGGTGTCTCAGACATTGTCTTCTCCTGTCGAAGTGTCTGGGGGTTGTAAATCTTTTGACTATCATACAGCTTTTTAGACCTCGTGCAAGACCTCTTTTATTTTTTTCCTTTGACCTCCTGATCAAACATTTCGACCAGCAATGCGTGGTCGTCGACCTTGCGGCCCATAGCGCGGAACATGCGTTCTTCAATTGGACTGCTCTGGATGTGCACGACCGTGACCTTGTCGCTGTCCTGTCCCTTGCGGTCGGCACGGGCGATACACTGTAGATACATCTCAACAGACATCAATGGACCGTAGAAGACAACCGTGTCCGCTGCCGTCAGCGTGATGCCGTGTGCCGTGGCTTGAGGCTGCATGACCAACACTCTCACCAAGTCAGTCGTCTGGAAGTCGTTGATGATGCGAGCGCGTTTGGCTGCGCTCACGCCGCCATGTATCTGCGTGTTCTTGATACCGTGCTTGTCGAGATGGCGCGTGATGGTGTCGATACTGGAACGGAACAAGGCGAAGATGATGACCTTGCGTTCAGTCTCGTCGAGCACTTCCATCAACGTGTTCAGTCGCGGGGCGCAATCGAACTCGACCACTTCTTTCTCGTCGGTGTAGGCTGCACCGCACGAGATCTGTAGCAGCTTGTTGACTGCGACACCGGCATTCACCGCTGTGATCGTCTCGCCTGCTGCCTGCACCAGCATCTGCTCTTTCAGCAGCTTGTAGTACTTGACCTGTTGCGGAGACATCGGGACGTTCCGAGTCACCGTCACGACCGGCGGCAGGTCGAGGCACTGTGCTTTGGTGAACCGGATGGCGGGCTGCAACGCCTCATGCACTAGCGTCTTTGCATTCGACTTCGGTGCCCACTTGAACTGCGTGATCTTGTTCATCACCTTGTCGCGCCATGCCGACATGAACTTCGGCACACCTTCAGGGTTCACGAGCTTCGCCAACCCGTACGCATCGACAGGCGACTGCGAAGCGGGTGTGCCCGTCATCATCCACAGGTACGTCTCAGGCTTGATGATGGAGGCCAACGCCTTCCAGCGCTGTGTGCTGGGATTCTTGTACGCGTTGGCTTCATCGACAATGATTAGATCAAACCGCCCATCGGCAGCGATCTCGTTGGCGATCAGGTTCAAACCTTCGTAGTTGATGATCACGAACTCGTAGTTGCCCTGAACCAACTCGATGCGGCGAACCGCCTGTGCATGATGTGCGACGACTGCGCTGCGGTGAATGATTGAGTGATTGATGTCGCCCATCCACGCGCTTTGCATGATCGACAGCGGGCACAGCACCAACACGCGTCGAACCTTGCCGAGGTTCATCAGATAGTCTGCTGCCCACAGAGCCGACAGCGTCTTGCCTGTGCCGGGTTCGTTGAACACGAATGCGCGGCGATGCAGCGTCAGGAAGTCTGCCGTCTCCACCTGATGCGACATCGGTTTGAAACGACCGGGCCAGTCGTACTTGCGACGGATGGGTGATGGGGGATTCTTGACGCCCAAGTTCTTGAGCACGCGCATCTCGTCCAGACCCCAGTACACCGCAACGGTGTACCCTCCTGTCCAACGATCAACGACCTTGCTCTTCGGGATAACGGTGTACTTCTCCGGGTTGCGCGTGCGGATGAGCACGGCCTTGTTGTCGACGATTTCCATCTTAGTGTCCGTTGTCGGATTGGTTGCTTCGTTTGCTGCGCAGTCTCAGGTTGCCCTTAGTGCTCTTACCGCCAGCACGCAGAGGCTTGATGTGGTCGATGTCTTTTCCAGTTCGATCAACTCCCTCCTTGTCGTACATCCTGCGAGCGCGTTGACGCTCGATCTGATCCGTGGTTTCGCCGCTCGCCTTCTGAAGCTTGTAGGCGTGCTTGTAGTTGCGCTTGCCATTTACTTGAGTCATCTCAATGCTCCGGGTGATATTCACAGGTTTTAACAGGGCACCATCGACAGAGCGGCGACGATGTGGGGTTCCACACGTCGTTCTCGAAGCTGGCCTCGAGCCGCCCGGTTCGTTCTCTGTACTTCGTCCAGAATGCCTGCGCCTGTTCGCGCTGCATCTGCAAGCGCACCATGTCTTCTTTCACGATGAAGAGCAGCGCCGAGTTGACCTTGCGGATGTGCGGGAAGTGCTGAAACACCATGAGCGACATCAGCACAAGCTGATCGCGATCCGGGTATTTGTTATTGCCGGTTTTCCAATCACCCACCCACGCCGTCAGGTTGTCGTCGTCAATGATCAGGATGTCGGCGATGCCGCGCACCCAGCCGTTGGGGGCGTTCCACTTGCAAACGTTCAGATCTTTGTCGAGCGCCATCTCGTACTCGGCAAACTTTCTTCCCGGCTTCTTCAACAGCGCGTCCACCACCGGCTGGAACTGCGCGTACATGGGAGGGATCGGCGTGTTGTTCTTGATGTAATACTCGATGGCTTCATGCACTTGCGTGCCGTAGCGGGTGGCCTCGGTCTCTTGGAACGGATACTTCTGAAGAACCTTGACCTGATGATACCGACGAGCACAGCCCTCGTAGTCCTTCAGAGCGCTGTGCGACCACCTCACTACGTTAGCCATTAGAACCTCGCGCTGTTGATTGATTGCGAAAGAAGCTTGGCGAACTGCTTGACGAACACCTCGCTGCGATACAGCGGGTGGTCCATCTCGTGCAGGATGGCATGCGTTAGCTCATGCCAGAACGTCTCCTGCATCTGGGCGGGCTTGTGGTCGTGGATGTAGATGTCGCCGGGTGTGTAGTCGATGTAGCCCAGCGCTCGCGGGAAACGCTTGGCGGGACCGACATGCACGACATACTTGCGACGACCAACACGGACAGTCTTGGGGATCATGTACAACTCCTACTGTTTGGCAAGACCATATCGACGGTGAACGCCACCGTCAGCGGCCAGAGGAATCCCCGGCAGGTATGAAGGCTCGAGCGTCATCTGCGCAAGCATCCATTCGTATGCAGTCTGCGCTTCTGCATCCGGCGCAACTGCAATGCACTCGTCATGAACGGTACCGACTACGGGGTAGCGTTTTGCTATCCGTAGCATGCCGTCCGTCATCACAATGCGTGCGGTTCCTTGCACGACATTGTTCGTTATCTTTCCTGCGTACAGCTTGGTGGCGTCTGGACCGTACACCCACGATCTCCCACCGTCTGCTGTCTTTTCCTGACGCAGATTAGGATACCTGATACTCATCCCGTTGGGAAGCACGATCTCTTCCTTCCTGAAAGTCAGGCACTTGTGGGTGTACTCCGCGCCCTCGACCAGACTGCGCTCGATCAGAGACGAGAACAGCCCCCACAAGCCCGTCACCGGGTACGCGGTCTCTCGATACACGTCGATGATCTTCTTGGATGCGAGGCAGTGTTCGAGCAGTTCCGAGTCCGTACAGGTGTGGGGGATGTTCGCCATGCGCTCGCGGTTGTCTTCCCAATCAAGGAAGCGCTGCACATACGTGCCGTCTACGCCCAGCTTCTTCGCCACCGTCCTGTCGTACCGCACAGGTGGTGCACCGAGGAATCCTGTCAGAAGCTGTGCGGCGAATGACGACCAGCCCAACTGATACCCGCAGCCCAGCAACGCGGACTTTGCAGACTGCCGCAGTTCCGGATGGGTCTCCTTGGTCATCCCCGGCACGTTGAACATCCGAGCACCAAACTGTGCGTAGGGGTCACCCTTGGCTCTGAAGATGTCGAGCATGTCCTCGTAGTCCGCGAGCCATGCCAGCACTCGAGGCTCGATCTGGGACAGGTCAGCGACGATCAGTTGGTGTCCCTCCGGGGCCATGATCGCCTTACGCAGGAAGCTCCCACGCTTCAGGTTCTGCATGTTGATGGCGCTGCCCTTGCTGGCCGTCCACCGTCCGGTGGTGGCCCCGTAGTACGACAGCGGCACAGGCAGCGCACCGCGCTTGGCGATATCGAGGAACCGCTGCGCTCTCGTTCGCTCTGACGTCGACTTGACCCGCAGCCTCGCCTCGCACAGGAGCGAGATGTCTTCCCGGTCACCGTTGAGCAGGGCTTGGAAGAGGGCGTCGTTCTTTGCCAGCGCCAGCGTCGGCTTGCCTGTGGTCTTGCTTGTCTTGATGGGCGGCTCGCAGCCCAGACCAGCCAGCAGGTTCGCAAACTGTGGGTTGCTCGCGAGTGCGGTCTCCTCTACACCCAGCCGTTCAAGCAATGCTTCTCTCGTCTCCTTCTCTTCAAAGATGGCGTCCACCAACATGTTCTGGTCAAGCTCCAACAGCGGACGGGTGTACATGCGCAGGGTCAGATCGATGAGGCGTAGCTCCTTGTTTGGATACCCCTTGATGAGTCGCTTGAAGATCTCCTCACAGAGCACCGTGTCGTGTGCACAGTACTCGGCCAGTTCCTGCTCAACCTCCTCGCTAAGCGAGTCCAACATACCGTTCGTGCTGTGCACGGCCTGTCCCTTGGGCGGCAGACCAAAGTCTGCGGCGAGCTTCGCGAGGCTGTTGCCCACCTCGACACCGCGCAGTGCCCTCGCCATCGACAACGTGTCGAAGATGAAGCACGGCTGCACGCCGTAGCGCCACGCGAGGATCGTCACATCGAACTGAGCGTTGTGTGCCAGCACGGCGGTCGTCGACCAATCGATGCTGTTTGCCCAGCCTTGGATCTCGTCGCCGCTTACCCACTCGGGGGCACCATCGGCCCCCGCAACTTTCCAACACAACCCCCACGCCTTGAAGCGCGGGTCACGCACATACTCTTCGGTTGTCATGGATGAAAGCGTGTAGGTCTTCTTGCACCACGCCGTCTCGAAGTCGATGGCAAGTATGCGGTCAAAAGGGGGTCTAGTTGTAGTGCCCATGCAGGGGTGCCTCGGCTTGGATGTGTTCGGCCAATTGACTGGATGCTTTGTCGAGCGCGATGTACGCGTCGTCAAGGTCGAGATTGAACGAGTGGATGTGCAGTTCCCAAGCGTCTTCATCTGCGGCGGGTGTACGCACGACCAAGACAGCGCCGATGTTGGAATCGTCTTTGGAGCAGGCAATCAGCATGCGCACGGTCTCGAACAACACTCGTGCGTTGCGACCCTCGATCTGTTTCAGTTGATTTATGAACTCACGAACCTCTTCAATATCCATCTAACATCTCCTTCAGTTGGTCAAGGTTGTGCTCGTTCACGACGAGCGAGGTGCCGCCTGCGTTGCGGATGTCTTGCAGATGCTTCTCTTGCAGCGCAGTGGTTGTGCCCTTGCCTGCCTTGGCTTCGATGCCGATGAAGTGGCCGTTGTGGCAGACAAGGAAGTCGGGGACACCGCTGTTGCCGTAGCCGGTGCCGATGGGCATGGCGTAGTAGGCGCGTGTGGTGTCGAGGATTTTGCGGATCTGTTTCTTGACCCGCGCTTCTGGCGTCATCATGTACGAGTCCTGTGCTGTAGGGGTGGGTAGGGGGGAGATGTAGATTCCGCGCCCCCCTGCTTCGCGGTGAGGAGATACGGCACGCCTGAAACGCTAACGTGCCGTACGACAGAGGCCCACATCTACAAGGCGGGAGCCCCCTGCCGGTACATGCCCTGCGGGCATTAACTTGGTTCAGACAATACTTCGATCAGCTTCTGAAGATAGTGAGACGCTTTCTGGATCTCTTGAAGAGACATGTCCTTCGCACCCATACGCATCACATACTTTAGCGCATTCCCACGGTAGAAGCCGATCCTTTGTTCACGAGGCCATGTGTCAACGACGTCCCACGGCTCGACCCCCATCGACAGGTAGTGCGCACCGCCGATCTGTACATCACGAGCTGATGGTTGCTGCACGTTTTTTCTCCAGATATCGCCGATTGATTTCAGCTCGTTCAGTTTTTCTTCGAGGCTCATCTTCACGTTCTCCCAGACTGTATACAGGTATGCTGTCTCGCCCAAGACTGTCGGGTAACCACTGACACACATGGATTGTCTTGTTTCGTTTCAGTTCGCGTAACCATGCCTGTGCGGTGATGAGATGAATGCCGATGTCGTAGGACAGCACGGCTGCGGTAACCGGACCTTTCTGTAGTGCCACTAGTGTTCGAGCAAGTTTGCTCGCGTTGATCTTTCTCACAGTCGCGTGACCTCCGACTGCACCCGTACGGTCTGCGTCAACAGGCGGGCCTGCGCAACAAGTACAGGCCCGAGATCAACTGCCTCCTGCCACCGCTTTTCCAGCAAAAGCTTTTCGTACTTCTTGAGGGTGTGCGCCAGTTCCAGCAGCGGTGCCGAGTAGTCTTGCATGGTGTCGATTTTCTTTTCCATTTCTCTCCAAGCTTCCTCTTCTTCAAGGGTTGTTTCGATGTATTCACGGAGCGTCTTTACCACGGTGCGCCTCCTTGTTCGTCAAGTGATTGCTGAAAACCAGCTTTGCCGGGGCGGCATCGGTCGCTTAGGGGCGGGTGGCTGGGTGGGGACATGGAACGGAGTTGCTCCAAAGTCGGGAAAGGCCACATTGGCGTTGCGCTTCCACGTTCTGGGTTTGCTTGCGGAGCCTCCGGGGGTTTTGATGATGTAGCCTTTTTGTTCAAGCGCATGGATGTCCTTCCTTGTAGAGCTTAGGGATCGGTTGATTGCCGTCGCAAGTTGTTTGCTGGTGAAGAGCGCCGAGCTGTTGCGGAACACTTCTAAGAGCTGTTTCTCGTTGGGGCTCCACCGTGTCGTGACATCCTGACCGGGACCGAAAGCGTAGACCGGGACGTAGCAGGTGCTCTCGAACTTAAAGTCCACGATGTGGATCAGCTTCTCCTCATGCATGGACTTCAGAAACCCTCGGACGCCGTCTAAGCCTAGACCTGTCGCCTCGATCAATTCGCG